TTACATGCACCCCCCTGCGCCACTATAGACAAGGTCTGCTCCCTCAAACCGGACGCTGCGCATGCCTATTGCCAAGATTGAACCCACGGATAAGCATCCTGTCCCATATTCGCTGGATGCTGATGAACCTGAGAACTATCTGACGCAGATATTGATTGCGGCGAATACAGCCGACGTACTTGAAGAGCTTGGTGCTCCTCTCGAAGTTGACGACGGCACGTTCCATAAAGAGAAGGCGCTGATTGATGCGGCGCTAAAGGGCAAAAACTCAGACGCCTTGCGGCAGTATCCAGTAGCGGTAGCGGCCTCTGCCTTCGTTAAAAGGTACGGAAGCAACATCGCGCATGAAGTGTCTGAGGTGCGCACGGCTTTGACTAACAAGCTGCTTGAGATTGCCGACTGCGGAGACACCAAGCACGAACTGCGTGCGATTGAACTGTTAGGTAAGCACGTTGATATCGGTCTGTTCACCGAGCGCAGCGTGATCAATATCAACTACAAGGACCCCGAGAGCCTAGAGAAAGCAATCAAGGAGCGGGTCAAGCGACTGCTGAACGCAGACATTATAGACGTGACGCCCGTCGGGCTCGACCTCGACGAGGAGCTAGGCATCTTCGACAGTACAGATGACGTGGAGGGTGACGAGCCAGATGCTTGACGACATCTCCCTCATAGACATCCCCAGGATACTGCACAAGTTGCCGCCGCGCGAGCAGGAGCTCTTGCTGGCGGAGCTCGACAAGTTGGCCGAGATGAAGCAGCGCAAGCTGTCTCAGACCAAGTTCCTCGCCTTCGTCAGGGAGGTGTGGCCCGCGTTTATTGCTGGGAGGCACCATGCAAAAATGGCTGATGCGTTTGAGCGGGTGGCTAAGGGCGAGTGTAAAAGGCTTATTATTAATATGCCTCCTCGTCACACTAAGTCTGAGTTTGCCTCTTATCTATTGCCTGCTTGGTTTCTGGGGAAATACCCACACAAGAAAATCATCCAGTGCTCTCACACAGCTGAGCTCGCTGTCGGCTTCGGCCGTAAAGTCCGTAACTTGGTCGATACGGATGCCTACAAGGCTATTTTCCCTGATCTTGCGCTGGCATCCGACTCCAAAGCAGCCGGACGTTGGAACACCAATAAGCAGGGCGACTATTTCGCTATCGGTATTGGCGGTGCCGTTACTGGGAAAGGGGCCGACGTCCTCATCATCGACGACCCCCACAGCGAGCAAGAAGCAGCTATCGCAGAAATAAACCCCGATATCTACGACAAGACCTACGAGTGGTATACTTCGGGGCCGCGTCAGCGCCTGCAACCAGGTGGGTCCATCGTCATCGTCATGACACGCTGGTCTAAAAGGGACCTGACGGGGCAGATTCTTAAAGATGCGTTGGTCAACGAGAGCTTAGGCGAGTGGGAAGTCATTGAATTTCCTGCCATCCTCCCCTCGGACAAGCCGCTGTGGCCTGAGTTCTGGGAGCTAGACGAGCTTCTCAAGGTCAAGCGCGACGTGCCCAACAGTAAGTGGCAGGCGCAGTACCAGCAGAACCCCATCTCTGAGTCTGCTGCTATAGTAAAAAGAGAGTGGTGGCAGGAGTGGTCGAGCGACATACCGCCTTCGTGTGACTTTATCCTGCAAAGCTGGGATACGGCCTTTGAGAAGACATCACGAGCCGATTACTCGGCGTGCACGACATGGGGTGTGTTCTATCAAGCGGACGACGCGGGCATCTCTCAGGCCAACATTATCCTGCTCAACGCCTTCCGCGACCGCATGGAGTTCCCGGAGTTAAAGCGGTGCGCCATTGACGAGTATAAGGAGTGGAGCCCAGACAGCGTCATCATTGAAAAGAAGGCGTCAGGTGCGCCGCTTATCTACGAGATGCGCGCCATGGGCATCCCCGTGCAGGAGTTTACCCCTACAAGGGGTAACGACAAGATCAGCCGGCTGAACGCCGTCGCTGACATATTCGCCTCCGGAAGAGTATGGGCACCTCCCTCCCGCTGGGCGGAAGAAGTCATTGATGAAGTGGCTGAGTTTCCTGCGGGTTCTCATGATGACTACGTCGATACCGTCTCTATGGCGATGCACCGGTTCCGCAGGGGTGGCTACGTGACAACTAACCTCGACGAACCTGACGATATCATATACTTTAAGAGCCGCAAGCAACAGGGATATTACTGATGGCCGTCGATAAAGCTCTCAATCAAGCGCCGCTGGGTCTTGATGCGTCGTTTTCCGGAGGTGTGATGCCGGGAGTGAACACAGAGCCCGACATTGAGATCGAGATCGAGGACCCTGAGTCCGTTACCATCGGCATGGATGGGCTGGAGGTTGAGATTGAGCCCGGTGATGACGACGAGGACCAAGAATTTAATGAAAACCTTGCAGAAGTCCTTGATGACAGCGAGTTGACCGAGCTTGTAGGCGACCTAATCGGGGACTACGACGACGATATTGCCAGTCGCCGCGACTGGATACAGACTTATGTCGATGGCCTTGAGCTTCTGGGGATGAAGGTCGAAGACCGTACCGAGCCATGGCCTGGTGCCTGCGGTGTGTACCACCCGCTCCTTGCTGAATCGGTCGTTAAGTTCCAAGCTGAGACCATGATGGAGACGTTCCCGGCTCAAGGGCCGGTGCGGACGCAGATTATCGGCAAAGAAACACCGCAGAAGCGCGATGCAGCGCGGCGCGTCCAAGACGATATGAACTACCAGCTGACTGACCGCATGATTGAGTACCGCCCAGAGCACGAGCGGATGCTGTGGGGCCTTGGTCTTGCGGGTAACGCGTTCAAGAAGGTGTATTACGACCCGTCGATGGGTCGGCAGGTGTCGATGTACGTGCCCGCAGACGACGTTGTGGTGCCTTATGGCGCGTCTAACCTAGAATCTGCTGAGCGTGTCACTCATGTGATGCGCAAGACGCCAAACGAGCTTAAAAAGCTCCAGCGTGACGGCTTTTACCGTGATGTGGAGCTTGGAGACCCTGAAAACACGCTTGACGAGGTCGAGAAGAAGATTGCGGAGCGCCTTGGCTTCCGTGCTACGACCGACGACCGCTTCAAGTTGTTGGAAATGCAGGTTGATCTTGTCATTGAGGACGACAAATTTAGGGATAAGGACGATGAGGGTATCGCTCTTCCTTACATTGTTACGATTGAAAAAGGATCAAGCGAAATCCTCGCCATCCGGCGCAACTGGCAGCCCGACGACAAACTCAAGGCAAAGCGCAATCACTTCGTACACTACTCTTACGTACCCGGCTTTGGCTTCTACGCCTTCGGCCTCATTCACCTCATCGGTGCCTTCGCCAAGTCAGGCACCAGCCTCATCCGTCAGCTTGTTGATGCTGGTACTTTATCTAATCTACCGGGTGGATTCAAAACTAAGGGGCTACGGGTAAAGGGTGATGATACGCCCATCAGCCCTGCTGAGTGGCGAGACGTGGACGTGGCGTCAGGCACGATGCGCGACAACATTATGCCGCTGCCGTATAAAGAGCCAAGTCAGGTCCTCTACAGCCTGCTGGGTACCATCGTAGAGGAAGGCCGTCGCTTCGCTGGTATGGCGGACCTTCAGGTCTCTGATATGTCGGCAAATGCCCCTGTGGGGACAACACTGGCTATCCTTGAGCGCAGCCTCAAGATGATGTCGGCGGTGCAGGCGCGCATCCACTACTCGATGAAGCAGGAGTTCAAGCTCCTCAAGCACATCATCGCTGACTATACGCCGGAGTCTTACTCCTACGAGCCAGAAGAAGGCAACCGCAAGGCCAAGAAGTCCGACTACAAGAACGTCGATGTGCTGCCGGTAAGCGACCCTAACGCTGCCACTATGGCGCAGAAGATTGTCCAGTATCAGGCGGTTATCCAGTTGGCGCAAGGTGCGCCGCAAATCTACGACATGCCCTTCCTGCACCGCCAGATGTTGGAGGTGTTGGGCATCAAGAACGCAAACAAGCTCGTGCCCTTGAAGGACGACGACGACCGTAAGCCGCGTGATCCGGTTAGCGAGAACATGGACATCCTAAATATAAAGCCGGTCAAGGCGTTTATATACCAAGATCACGAGGCGCATATCACCGTCCATATGACCGCGATGCAGGACCCTAAAATCCAACAGGTGGTGGGTCAGAACCCGCAGGCGCAGCAGATGATGGCTGCCATGGCAGCGCATATCCAAGAGCACGTGGCGTTTGAGTATCGCCGTCAGATCGAGCTTCAGGCAGGCGTCCCGCTGCCACCACCAGACTCGGATATGTCGGAAGACGTCGAGCTTCAGGTCTCACGTCTGGCAGCAGCGGCTGCAAGCCAACTATTCCAGAAGAACCAAAGCGAGACTCAGCAACAACAGAACCAGCAGATGGCTCAAGACCCCATCGTGCAGATACAAATGCAGGAGTTGCAGCTTAAGCAGGGCGAACTCCAGTTGAAGCAACAGAAGCTCCAGATAGACGCGGCAGACAAAGCAGACCGTATTGAGCTTGAGCAGGCGCGTATCGCCGCGCAGAAAGAAATCGCTGGCCTCCAAGTTGGGGCCAAGATTGCAACGGATAAGGCTAACTTGTCCGCCAAGCAGCAAGAAGCTGGGCTTCGCATTGGCGTGCAAGTCGCCCGTGAGACCACGCAGATGGCACAAAACGCAGAGAAACCCCCTGTTTCCAACGCACCACTTAAGGAAAACGGATGAGTACAGTCTTACTACACCTAGCTCACAAGATAGACGAAGCGTGCAAGGACATCGAGCGTGACCTTGCGATGGGTAAAGCGTCCGAGATTGGTGACTACAAGTTCGCCTGTGGTCGGTATCGCGGCCTTCTGACCGCTAAGGATATTATTATCGAGACAGCCCAAAAGCTGGAGCAAGATGATGACTGAGATCGTAGGTATTGCGGCCCCCACCCTCGTTGGCGTGGACGGCAAAGTGCTTAACGCACCACTCAAAGAGCCTGAGGTTCCCGTCGAGGACCGGGCTAAGCAGCTTCCCGACCCACAGGGCTATCGCATCCTGTGTGCCATCCCCGACATCGAAGAGAAGACTACGGGTGGCATCTTCAAAACCGGTAGCACGATTGAGCGGGAAGAACTTCTTACGACTGTGCTGTTTGTCGTCAAAGTAGGCCCTGATGCCTACGCTGACGCGAAGCGGTTCCCCTCTGGTCCGTGGTGCGAAGAAGGCGATTTTGTCCTTGTGCGCCCCAATGCGGGCACTCGGGTGGAAATCCATGGCCGTGAGTTCCGCATTATCAATGACGATAGCGTGGAGGCAGTAGTCGAAGACCCGAGGGGTATTCGGCGCAAATAAACGGGCTTGCCCGTACAAAAGGAGACGTAATCATGGCTATCCAGCCAGACGACGAGTTTGAAATTGAAGTTGAGACTGACGAAACCCCTGTTTCTGAACCGCGAAGTAAACCCGATATTGAGATCGAAGACGACACTCCGGAACAGGACCGTGGGCGCGAGCCTATGCCCAAGGAGATCGTGGACGAGCTAGAAGCTGATGAGCTTGAGGAGTATTCGGAGAAGGTAAAGCTCCGCCTTAAGCAGATGAAGAAGGTCTGGCACGACGAGCGCCGTGAAAAGGAGCGCGCGTTCCGTGAACAGCAGGAAACTCTTAGCGCTGCTCAGCGTTTGTTTGAAGAAAACAAGCGACTGAAGTCTACGTTGAGCGACGGCGAAAACCACTTGCTGGCAAGCTACAAGCAGCAGGCAGAGTATGAGCTAAAAGAAGCGGAGCGGGCGTACCGCGATGCCTATGAAGCGGCTGATACAGATCGTGTTGTAGAGTCACAGCGCAAGCTAACTGGTGCAGCGCTCAAGATGCAGCAGCTTAATAACTATCGCCCTACTTTACAGGCCCCAGAAACTGAGGTACAAATTCCGCAAGGGCAGGCTAATATCCAGCAACCTGACCGTACGACGATGGCGTGGCAAGAGCGCAATCAATGGTACGGCACAGACCCGGAGATGACTGCCTCGGCGCTCGGGCTGCACCAAAAGCTCGTAAACGAACGAGGCCAGCAGTTTGTTGGCTCCGACGAATATTGGACGGCGGTTGACAAAACAATCCGTCGTAGATTCCCTGATTATTTCGGGGAAGGCGAAGTGGCTAACGGTGACTCCAGAGCTGTCACACGTGAATCTAGGGCTGCTTCCGTTGTCGCTCCCGCTTCTCGTAGCCGATCCTCCAAAAAGATTAGGCTTAGTACAACCCAATTGGCTGTGGCCAAGAAGTTTGGGCTGACTCCCGAGCAATATGCTCGCGAAGTAATGAAGATGGAGAATTGATATGACGGATCGTAGCATTATGGACGAGTTGGACGCTCAGACTTCATCTAGTCGTGCACCTCGTAAAACACGTGAACAGTCGGAGAGGCCCAAAGTATGGCAGCCGGCCTCGTTGCTGCCAGAACCGGATCAACAGCCGGGTTATTCGTACCGTTGGATTCGTGTTGCCTCGGCAGGTAAAGCGGACGGCCAGAACCTGATGTCAAAACGACGTGAAGGTTGGGAGCCTGTTCGTGTTGAAGAGCAACCACAGTTTGAGGGTATGACCGACCCAGACAGCCGCTACAAAGACAATATCGAGGTAGGTGGGTTGCTGCTCTGCAAAGCCCCGAATGAGATGATGCAACAGCGTAAGGCTTACTTTGCGCAGAAGAATCAAGCTCAGATGGACTCGGTAGACAACAACTTCATGCGCGAGAGCGATAACCGTATGCCCCTCTTCAGGGAGAAAAGGTCTACGACTTCGTTTGGTAGTGGCAAACGCTAAGCTAGGAGCTTAACAATGGCATATCCTTCCGTTACAAGCCCGTATGGGCTTATTCCGATCAATCTGATCGGCGGGCAGGTTTTTGCCGGTTCCACTCGCCAAATCCCCATCGCAACCAACTCTGCAACTGCCATTTTCTACGGTGACGTTGTGAAGCTGCTTGCTAGTGGTACGATTGGCAAGGATACCGGTACTGACGCTGCTACGCCGGTTGGTGTCTTCCTTGGTTGCACTTACACCGATCCGGTGTACGGCGTGACCTTCCGCCAGTTCTATCCCGGCACCACGAGCATTTCCGACATCACGGCTTACGTCCTTGATGACCCGGACGCGCTGTTCAAGGTCGCTGTGTGCGCTGGCACCAAC